TGCCAATGGTGAGTTCCAACGTGGTGTGGAGAGTATCTTACCCGCAGGTGTTGCCAATGCGTACAAATCTACGTTCGGCAGATACGCTCAAGAGGGAGGTATATACACTCGACGTGGTGATCCTATCTATGATGACATGACTGTCGGAGAGTTGTTTGCGCAGACGTTCGGTTTCCCTCCTACAGAATACACGTTTAGACAAGAGCAGAATGCAAGCAGTAAGGGCATAGACATTGCGGTTAACAAAGAGCGTTCTAGGTTAACCAAACAATATTATATTGCACGGCGTATGGGTCACTTCGACAGAATAATGGAACTTACAAAAGAAATGAATGAGTTCGGTGACAAACACCCCGAAGCTCGTATAGATCGTGAGTCACTTAGCAATTCAATGAAACGCCACGCAGAGACTACAAAGAAGATGAGTAAGTATAACGGTGTATCAATAAGCTCCCTTTACAGTAAAACTATAGATAGTCTGCGATTAGATTGGGGAGATTAAAAAACCCCTCATCTTTGCAGTGCGAAACCTGACCCGACGAGGGGGTAGTAGGAGAACGACAAGCATGTCTAAACTTGTCATGTGTAGGGTATCACACAATTCTCCAAATGCGAAGCCCAAACATTTTGTTCTCTATACGGACACGCATCTCTACCTGCCACGTCTTTAACTCTGCAATTTTTATCATCTGTTGTTTGGCTTTTTCTGTATCTATGCAGGGTACAAACACAGACGCACCGACAACCATATCGTCCCACTGAACCACGACTTTGATCTTATCAGGGTTTAGATCGTCAGTTCTAAGTGGTTTCTGGTACACCATCAAAGCCCTCTAGTTTAACCTGTATTGCCCATATAGGTGGTAGGTTAAAGTTAGTGCCTTTGCCCAGACGTACCTTAACACGTTTAGCCGCCATCTGATTTTTCATCCCATCCACAGTGCTAGTGTAGTCGAGTTTCTGATCACCAAGCCATGTCTTGAAAGACTTAGGTACAATATAGAACATACCTGTGTCTGTCTCAAACCTTGCAACAAACGTCCCTCGTGGGTTTTGTTCGGGTATAACCATAGGGACTATACCATCCGTAGCATGCGAAGTTTCCGTACTCTTGATCTTGAGTATGCTACCCCAGTTCTCTGTGGCAAACTCTGTAACTAATGTCTGAACAGACGCAGTGCTATCGTCCACGAATGCTTTGACACGGGTCAACATACCAACAACCCACGTAAACAATTTCTTCAAGTCATAAGATACTAGACCCAGACGTTTAGCCGCCAAGGCTCCGGTCAAGATAGCCGCACACCCACCAGACCAGAAGCGGTTAACATTATTAAGCCCTGCCGCTTTATCCAGCTTGGCCTTTATCTGTGCGTAATCTGCGGCGATAGCGGCTTTATTGTTTATGACATACTGCACAAACTCTGGTCCAAAGTGCCCGTAGTTGCTCTGCACGTCCTTGTAGAGGTTTTCTGATGTCACAGGGTCTACGTCCATCTTGGGCATCTCATCCACACGTAGCTCTAGCAGTCGTTGCATCTCGGCTTTCGTATCGCCCTTCGCCATAGCCATCTGTGCATAGAAACTGACGTTACCTGTGGAGAATGCCAGCAGACGCCAAGGCTTACCCCTAACACGTTCCATGTTGCCCCCACCTGCCATGCGGTTCTTTTGTGTTCCTTCTGACAGTTGATACGCGTAGTCCGAAACAGCCTGACCTTTTACGTTGGTCATCTCGTCTGTGTTCAGCATCATATTGTGCATGACTTCTGCACGGTTCATACGTGAGTTTTCTGTGTCCTTCTTGGTCAACGTGAGGGGTCTAGGGTCACCCCAGATTGCCGTACCTGCGAACATAGCTGTGGTTTTACCACCACCCGTGTTACCAAACAGATGTATGCCAAGGCTGTACAACCCTGTAAGTGGCATGAGTATCGAACCAAAACCACCACACACAACGAACTGCTGTAGCTCCATACCTTCTCTATCATAGAAGTCTAATATCTCGCGGCTACGTGTTGATGTACCCTTGGGTTTAAATGCGTCTATCAACCCTGCGGTTTTGCCTGATGGAGGGTTATACTCCGCACCGCTAGCGGTAATCAGTTGGTCACCTAATACGAACTCTTCCATACTATCGCTAGTCCATCCGAATTGCTGATGCGCTTCACTAGCTGATGTTGTCTGCTGTAACTCGTTAATCCATGCGGCTGTGTACGACATTAGTTTATCTACATCCTTCCCAAAAGTTGTTATGCCCTGCATAGACATGTGTTTACGAAATTCTTCACGTGACGTGATAGAGGACAATGGCACAACAAATTCACGCATGCCATCTCTCGGCAGGTGCAGTGCAAATGATATAACCTCGCCCAACTCTACATCATGTAAGCGGCGAGTAACGTAAAAGTCGTTGTGGTATATACATACTTCTTCTGGGTCACCTTCTGCATCTGTACCACGTATGTATACCCCACCGTTCTGCCCTCGAAAGTATGGCTTGGGAAACGTAGGTATTGATACTGTCTTGGTCGTACCACCCACCTCTTCTTCTAATATGTTATCTTCGGGTGTGGCTTCGGCTATCTCTTTGGTCAACATAGCAGGTGTAGTTATCTTACCTTTATTAGGGCACTCGTCACATATGTCGTTGTACATCTCGAACGTCTTGCAAAAGTGTGGACCCCCTGTGTCTTGCATCTTACGGAGTGTGGCTTCTAAGCTGTAGTCGTCGTGCTGACTAGACATAAGCTCTGCGGCTCTGTCCCCGTCCTTACACACCTTTGCTATAGATAACCCCGAACGCCACATATCATGTGATATTGTCTGCTGATTATTAATGATGTGTTCTATCTGCGCACAGCCATTGCCGTTAGCAGTCTTAATTAAGAGACGCTTGAAGCTACCTTTTCGGTTTTCGTTGAGTGCGTCCAAGAACGCGCTTGTGCTGTCAGAAGCGTATCTGTGTGGTACTGGTATCGGGTCACCCCCTATCAATTCCGCAAACGTATCAAAGTCCACGGTACTGATAGCTTCCACACCAAAAAACGTAACAGGGGCAGGGGGGTCACTCTTGTGATTATGCGTGAACGGTACACGTAACACACGCGCTACATCAGACGTCACGGCAGGGTCAGCCTTGAACCCGTTAGTATCACACAGTTGTTTGAGACGTTCAGCAACAGGCCACCAATCATCACGTGTGACTGCCTCTGACAAAATCCAGTATACATGCACACCACGCCCTGAGTTAATAAGAGTTGGTGTGGGTAAATTGTTACTCTTACAGAAATGTTTTAGTTCTGTAATTGCGGTCTTCTGGTCAACAAACTCTTTGTCTGGACCACAGTCTAAATCTAGGAAGAATGATTTCAACGACCTGACGTTATCTGCCTTGCGTGAACCTGCTTCTTCTAACGTGGCTAGTGCAAAGTAGGCATCATACCCATTCGCATCAAAATCTGTAGCCGCGCTTATAACATCTTCTACAGAGGTATAGAACTTCTGCTTGACGGTGCCATCTCTTGCCGCAAATACGCAGTAATGACCATCGTCCTCTAATACTAAATCTAAAAATCTTTTCGTTTCCATAGCCACCACTCGCCATTGTAAGGTTAACCACGGCTAAATTAATAGCCGTGGCATAGGGTCGTTTAGTCGTCCCAACCTTCAACTATATTGGTTAAGTCGAGTTTTTCTTCCGATGATGCAGTCTCTGCTTTCTTTGCAGTCTTTTTTACTGGCTCATCTTCAAACATATCGTCTACGTCTGTAATATCTTCCGCTACTTCTAACACGTTGTTTGACTGAAATGCTTTCTTAGCGGTTTCTTCAGCTTCATTAACTTCAACAACATAACCACCTGCTACATTACCAAACGGATTACGCACTGATCTAGGGATGTATTTGATTACTTGCACAGCTTGCAATCGTAGGCTCACACCCCAGTTGTCTTTTGACATGTGATAAGGAACAAAGGTCACCGCAATGTTTATTGTGCTACCTGTGGTCAATTCAAAATCGTCGGGTAACGAATTACCTTGGCTGTCTAGCTCCACAGGCTTTAGTGTAACCTTACCGCTGTAAGCACCTTTTATGTTAGACGTACCTTTAAACGTACCATTGTCGTCTTTAACCAACGGTGACGCTTCCATCGTTAGCTTTTCGGGCCAAGATTTCTCTCTGTTGGCATTATACGCGCCACTCATTTGTGCGAACAATGCTTTCGCAGTGCCACTATCTGCACGAAAGTCTACAGAAAATGCGGCGTTAGTATCTCGTGGACCACAAGGCATGTGCTTGTTGGCTTTTTTATCAAACGCATATGTCTGATTAAGTTTGGGCCATAGTGCTTCCACGTTTTCAATAATATAAGTCTCTGCCATATCGTTCTCCTATCTGGCGTTATACGTCTTGGTCTGGGTTAAAATCGAACTCTAATTGCTCTTCAATTAAAGTCTCGTCCACGTCCTGCGCACTCTTTGTAAGTGCTTCAGTCACTGAGGTTTTATTAAATCGGTATGTATTCCCGATCTTGATGTACGTGGTTTTAGGGATGTGCCCCTGCCGTACCCACGCTCTTATTGTAGAAATCGACACTGCAAAGTGCTTTGCCAACTCCTCTATTTGCACAAAGGGTTCTGCCATTACTTCTTCCTAACTGAGATTACATGCTCAACATCAATGTTAAGACCTTTCGGCATAACATCTGGGTTTTCCTCTAGGAATTGTTTGACATTGGTCTGGTTCAAACGGCGGTCCAAGAACTCGGGCATGTCATGTTCTTTTATAAATTCGTACATAGACTCCCAATCCCCCGTCCAGTATTTTGTTTTACTAGACCTAAAAAACAAACCCTCAGAGGTTCGTACGCTCTCGACATTGTGTACATCACAATAGTCTAACAACGCTTTCTTCAAGACATCCAGTTGGCGAACCAACGCTCCGTCCTTTTCTTTGAAATCCGCAGACAGTAGTGACCTTTCTGACCTTATCTTAATGTAAGCCTTAGTAAGTTTGTCCGCAGGTATATCAGAATTATCGCTCATCTTAATCCTCCTACACTAGCGAGAATTACACTGTAGTATTGAACAATACGCTAGTCAAGTATTTCTTTGTATAAATCAATCATTTTTGTGTGGACGTCAATTCTATTATCAAGCAGTGAGTAAACACGCTTTTCCACAGCAGAGCCTTGAAGCTGTACGACAGTACATGGATGCTTCTGACCTGACCGATGTACCCGTGCGTTTGCTTGCGCATAGGTTTCCAATGAAGGCGTTGGCCCCCACCACACAACTGTATTAGCTGCTGTTAACGTAACACCATGTGCCGCTGATTGCGGTTGGATAACTAACACACGTGGTTCATTAGTTGTTTGAAACCGTTTAAATATATCCGTGCGTCTATTCACAGGTACGTCACCACGTATGACTTCAGTGGTGATCCCGTCATTACGCAATTTATCTGTGAGTATGTCAATGGTGTGTCTGAACGGCACGAATATGAGAACTTTCTGGCTACTCTCGTCGATCACCTCTCGCAACACTTTGTATCTGTGTTTGATGTCAAACTCTAAGGTGTCACCCTCATCTGTGTAGACTGCCCCTGCTGATATTTGTAATAGCTTGTTCATAACAACAGCGGCGTTGATTGCAGTTACCTCGTCACCACCCACCGTCATAACAAGTTTCTTCTTTAACAGGTCGTAGTATTTCTTTTGTTGCCTCGTTAACTCTACCTTACGTTTCACATACGTCATGTCAGGCAGGTCAAGGCACTCTTCCTTAGTAAACCTGATGGCAGGTTGTAACACGTTGAACACAAGGTCGGTTGCTTCGGGTTTGACCACCCACCTAAACTGCGTAATCTTGCGCATAACCATGTCTCGGAACGAACCAAAGAACCGTGGCACTGAGTCGGGGTTGATCATTTTAGCCAAGCCATAGGCATCAAGCGGAGACTGTGCGGCAGGTGTACCCGTCATCATCCACAGCCATGTATCATCTTTTATCAAACGTCTTAGTGTCTTCCACCGTTGAGACTGTGTGTTCTTGTAGTGTGTCGCCTCGTCTACAACGATAAGGTCAAAGCCGCCCTCCGCTATCTCTTTGGACACGATTTCTACACCATCATAATTTATTATGACAAAGTCTGCGCCTTGTTCGATGATCGCCTTGCGTTTATTAGATGCACCGTGAGCTATGTCTACGCTACGATGTGGGGCAAAGGTAAACAGGTCTTCGCGCCATGCTGAGTCCATAATAGATAGGGGGCAGATAACCAACACGCGATTGATCTTGCCTTGTTTCATCAAGTAATCAGCCGCCCATATTGCACTGGCGGTCTTGCCTGTGCCCTGCTCGTTGAAGCAAAAGGACTTGCGGTTCATAGTAAAGAAAGCTGACGTCTTCTTCTGGTGGTCAAAGGGTGCGTGTTTACCTGTCCAAGTATACTGGCTCTGTATGGGTGATGGCACGTTGATATTAAGGCGTTTTAGTGTGTGCATCTCATCAATGCCCCAGTTCACCAACACCTCGTTATCGCGCACTTCGGTACTCTTCGGTACTGTTTCAGTGACACGTTTTGGATTGCGTAGCTTTAGTAGCAACGCCTTACCATCAATAATCTGCATTTAGTTCTCCTAATTTTAGGGAAGTTCCCTAAATTATTTCTTCTTTTTATAATTACGGGCGCGGTTCTTGCTCGAACTCTCTATACGTATCCCGTCTTTATTCTTGCCACCTTTGACCAAAGCCTTCTTGTGGCTGACATCTTTACCTTCACGCTTGTCGGCTTTGCCGTTCTTGTTTTTATCAACACCTTCTTTATCAACCTTGCGCCGCGCACGCTGACGTTCCATACGTCTCTCAAACGTAGCACTACCTACGGGGGCGTTGACTTGTTTCTTACGTTTTCTCATCCGTTTGCTCCATTGTGAACACATTCAATTACAGGGCAGTGGCGTCTGCATAACCCGTTAGGTCGTGCGTTCCACATATCTTCATCTGCCGCAGTCTTCATTTGAGCGTATTTACCCAACCACTTTTCCCACAGCTTGCCGCTATCATACTCCATGTAGGTATCTTTTACCAAGGCATTACACACAACAAAGAGTAATCCTGCACGTACAGTTTTGATTTGGGGGTACTTTGCAAACACGCCCAAGGCCATTAATTCTAACTGACCCTTGTCTGCGTACTTTGCT